CTATCCCGAAATACTCGAAGACTTCTTCCTCAGTCGAGTTATCTAGGAACATCCTGTTTCCGAATCCATAGAAAGCGTGTTCGGCTGTAATCGTTATGAACTGCGAGTTATCCCGCCTTTCGGGTTCGGGGATCTGAACGATGTAATACTCGACCGTTACTCCATCGTCCACCCGGATCACGTCGAGGTTTCTGATATCCTGGTTCTCAAGCGTGAGTTCGAGTTCCTTCCTGCCCATGAAGGTCTCGCGGATATGGCCCGAGATGGGCTTGAGAGTCGATTGATATTCTGCGCCGCGGTAATGCTTCAAAGTTCTTGCAACGGGTGAAGAGTCGGCTGTTCCTATCTCTCTCAAAGAGATCTCGCATTCGGCTATGAGGGTCCCGAACTCCGGCCCGATCTTCTTCCACGAAACCCCACCATCGAGATAGCACGAAATCGTGCCACCTTCATACTCAAGTGATACGATTCCACTTGAGAGAGTGCTTTGAAGAGTGCTGAGCTTTGAGATTAGATCTGCCGAGCTTGAACCCTTGACGATCCCCTTGAGTTTTATCTGGCGTGGCAAGAGGTACGAAGAGAGAACCTGTTCTTTCAGGGTAGATTCGTCTTCTCTTCGAGTCTCGATATTCAATTGATAATTGAGGTCGTCGGCTCCTTCGACGATGGTCGTGATGAAACCGAGAGTCTTCAGGTCGGATAAAGTCATCCAAATCACCTGCCCACGAACTTAATCTCGACATCCGCGCTCAGACAGGAAGAAACGGGTTCATGAGGATCGATTCTAAGCGATTCTACAAACACGTTCCATGTCTTCGCATCGTCTGTGAAAGAAAGTGCCTTCTCCGTCGATTCTGAGAGGGCAGTCCTCAAAGCCGCAACAGATGAGCGATAGGCAGTGTGATTCTCTGCAATTATCGAGGCTTTCACGGTTATTCTATTTAATTTGTCAACTTTGGAAACTTCAAGGGGATCAGCCCCGGGGATTTCTTCAATTTCCCTTTCTTCTTCCAATCCACGACCGGCTATGCTGATCCCTTTGAGATATGCGGTTAGATCTATTGAATTGAAGGTCATAATTTACCTCCTAGCATGAAAAAACCGCCCGAAGGCGGTTAATAACTCTTCTGTATGTTGTACTTAATTTCGAAGCAAGTCGTCTTTATCTCCGCAACCATAGAAAACTTCTCTGATTTAGGGAATTGAACCAATACGGGATATATGTATAAGATCAAATCATACATCTTCTGCAATATCTTAAGCTCCATGTTGTTCATCCCCTTTCGTGCTCAATAGCAGATTTCAGATCACAAAGCACAGATTACGCTTGATAAGCGAGGGCGAAGCCCAGATAGTAGAGCGCGTTCGTACGCCCGTAGCTCAAATTCAAAAACGGCAAACCAGCACTCGACGTGTTGATCCAGTTGCCACCGCGATAGGGCAAACGCTCGCCAAGATTTCTCATATACATTCTCCCGTGAGGATAATCCGTATCCTCAGGGAAGAGGCATAGCTGCTTAAGGATAGCGGGGATTGTAGTTGCGCCCTTTGCCACAACGTCCTTGAACATGGTATCTGCGGATGTAGTACCATCCGAAACATTATCAACGGTAGTGCCGATGACAATGTTCCCCGAACCGTCTACATTTGTCGCATCCATCTTCAATGTATCGGCTGTTCCAGGAGCGACCAATGAACCATCTTGGAGAATCGCTTTCCACTCGCCGCTTGCACTAGAATGATCCTTAGTACCGTCGGCTGCGTTGTTGTTCTCGAATATCTGGATCTCTCCGCCATTGAGTCTGAGACCGGCGACCCATTTATTGACGTTTCCATTCAGATCAAAGACCCCAAACGGCGAACCATCATGTGACCATGCAACCGGCCCTGTTCCGGTAGCGGTTCTCCCAATCGTAGTCCCAGAATAGAAATGGGACACTTCTGCCATTTCGCTTGTTTTAACGTAGTCTTTCCCATAGCTATTGTTCCCTCTTGGGAAGAA